CTATGGCAGCCAGGTTATATGACAAGGCTGAAAAGATGCGAGCCCTTTCCATCACCGAGGTCAAAGAGATCGAGGACGAAACCACTGGTCAAAAGATGCTGGTTATCCCCGCGAATTGGTCTCAGCGTGACATTGTAGCCTTTGCTAAGGCAGGGGCAGAGTTAGCCCGATTAGCTACCGAGATGGCAGGTAGTCACATCGATGTTCGCAGTGATGGCAAGCCGCTAATTTCATCTGACCTGTTGCATGAAGCCATGAAGGAACTCGCAGATTGGGAAGACCAGCATGGTGGCGAGGACTGATGAACAGGTCAAAGAATGGCTCAAGTGTCATCGTTCTTGTGGTTACTTCATCGATACCTATTGCTGGATTTTCGATGCAATAGCAGGTGACTGGATTGAGTTCAAGCTGTGGCCTGACCAGAAGAAGGCTCTAAAGAAGATCCTTAACAACCGATTAATTGTCATATTGAAGGCTCGCCAGATTGGTATGACCTGGCTTGTGCTGGGTTATGCATTATGGCTGATGTTATTTCGTCCGGCTGCAACTGTACTACTCTTCAGTAAACGTGATGATGAAGCAATTGAACTGCTTGATAAACGGCTGAAGGGTATGTACAAGCGTCTACCTGAGTGGATGCATGCTGAAGAAGTGTTAGCAGATAACAAGCACGAGTGGGAGCTTTCAACAGGCAGCAGCGCAAAGGCGTTCCCAACAACAGGCGGTGACAGCTATACCGCTTCGCTGGTGGTCGGTGATGAATTCGACCTGTTACGCAACCAGGACGATATGCTGCGCTCGGTGAAGCCAACTATCGACAACGGCGGACAGATGATCCTGCTCTCCCGGCCTGATAAAGCCAAGCCGCAGAGTCTATTCAAGAACATCTACCGGGCTGCGGCTGAAGGATTGAATGATTGGGAGGGGATCTTCCTGCCCTGGTCAGCACACCCGGAACGTGACGAGGCATGGTACGACAGGCAGAAGCAGGACATCAGCAGCCGAACCGGGTCGCTGGATGACCTGCACGAGCAGTACCCGGCAACCGCTACGGAAGCGCTGGCACCGCGCACGATGGACAAGCGTATTGCCCCGGCATGGCTTGAGCGAGTGTATCGGGAGATGCCGCCGCTGTGGGTAGTTGGCCCAGATGATGAAGATGCCCCGGCAGAAATACCGTCGATTGTGGGGTTACGCATCTACCGCCTGCCCCAACCTGGCACGAAGTATGTGATCGGTGGCGATCCGGCAGAAGGCAACCCGACCTCAGATGATAGTGCGTTTACAGTGCTGGATCGCATCACCGGGGAAGAAGTCGCTGCGCTGTGGGGCAAGTTTCAGCCCTCCGTACTTGCTTCTTACATGGACAAGGTGGGTAGGTTTTACAACAATGCCGACCTACTCCCGGAAAGAAACAATCACGGGCATGCAGTGATCAACTGGTTGGCTGACAACTCCCGGCTGAAGGTGCTCAATGGACACGATAGGAAGCCGGGTTGGATGAGCAGCACAACGGGCAAGTCGCTGCTATACGATGCAGCAGCCGACACCGTGAGGCTTCAGGACTGTACGGTTTACACATTCAGAACCATGATGCAGTTGCAAAGCATCGAGGGAGCCACGTTGAAGGCTCCAGAAGGCGAAATGGATGACCTTGCTGATAGTTACGCACTGGCGAACATCGCGAGGGCTATTGAGCCACCGAAATTAACGTCTGCCAGTGTGGATTGGTACGCACAGACTCCTGTAAAGGAGATAGCCGAACCAGGCCGCAGTGCAACCGAAGTTGAGGACATGTTAGAGGATTATGAGCAGCATCTTTGATACGGCTGAGTTTAAGCGCTACAAGGCCCGCTGGAAAACTCGGACTGACGAGCTTGCCAGACGCCATGCTTACTACAACGGCGCAATATACCAGAAGTCATTGGATCGCCTGAAGTGGCTCAAGTCACGTATTAGCCGTGCAGTTAAGCCGCTGTATGTGCCCCTCTTCCGTGCAGTCAATGTTGATGCTGGCATTATCCCCGGTGAATGGCTGTTCCCAGAAGAAGGCAAGCAGACGTGGGAGCCAGCTCGCAAAGCGCTGTGGAATTCATCGCAGTGGTCAACCAAGGGCGTGCTGTATGTGCATTACGGCTCATTGTACGGCGTCAGCGGTTTGAAAGTGGCTGACCTGCGTCATGAGCAGCGTGTTGTGGTGGCCCCGGTTGACCCTACCCGCTTTATGCTGCTGTACGAGGGTCAGTACAGCGAAGCAGCCGCTATGGCAATCTGGTGTGAAAACAGGCTGGATGAAGAAGGCAAGCAGTTTGAGTATGCCGAAGTCATCACGCCGGAGGCCATCCGCACATTTAAGGATGGCAAGGCAGCAGGCTATGACGAGCGTGAAGCCGAGTATAAAAACGAGCTGGGCTTTGTGCCGTATGTGGAAGTCAAACATATAGAAACCGGGCATCCACTGGGTGAGTCAACGTTTGACAATGTATGCCCCATGTTGGATGAAGTCAATGCGCTGGCTTCCCAGCTTGGAGATGCCATCGAGAAGAATGTTGAACCACAGTGGGTGATCTTCGGAGCAGATGCATCCGACCTGGTTAAAGGCAGTGATAACGTCTGGTTCGTAGCGAGAGAGGCACGGGTTGAGCCTGTTGTGCCCAGCATAGACATCCCCGGCGTAATGGAGTTCATCCGGGAGATTAAAGAGAACGTGCATGATGCGCTTCCTGAACTGGCTTTTGACGAACTGCGCAAGAAAGACCAGATCGCAACGGCAACGATGGAGCTTCAGTTAATGGAGCTTGTGCTGAAAACAAAGCGCAGCCGCCCGAACTATGACGCGGGGTTAGTCACTGCAATGCAGATGGCTGGCAAAGCGGCAAAGTCAATGAACCTGAGTGACATCGCGCCGCTGGATGATGATGAGTTAGCCATCGATGCGGAGCGCCCTGTACTGCCACTGGACCCGGAAACTGACATTCGCATCCAGATGATGCAGTTGGAATTGGAACGCCAGAAGGCATTGAACAATCCTGGTGAAGGTCGAAACGACAAAGGCGGTCAGCAGTTGAAGTTGATCGGTATGGAGGACGATGAACCAGACGACGAAGACGTTCAGCAAGAAGATGACGCGGCTTGAGGATAGCTACCTCTCTGATGTGGAAATAGCCTATGCATCTGCACGTCGGGATTTAGTCTCCCTGCTTTCAACCACGTCGCTGAACCAGGGCGGCTTCGACAGGCTTGTACAGGCCCGCTTGAACCGCCTGGAACGCGAGGTGCTGGACATCGGCGTGAGCTACAGCGGCCTGATTGACGAAGCAACGGTGAGCTTTGTTGACCAGCAGTTGAACAGCCTTAGCGGAGCGCCCTCTCTGCAAAGAGTAGTCAGTGCCAGTGTTGGGGATCGGCATGCAATACTGATCGACACGATAAAGCGCTCACCGGAATGGGTAGGGGTGCTGAACCTGCAAATTTCGGCTGAAATAGCCAGATTGCGAAGCAGCAGTGCAGACATCAACGATGCATTCAACCGCCTCTTCGCAGAAGAAATTGCCGATGGACGGGTGAGTGTGTGGCGAAGCGGGCTTAACAGCATGAAGCTCTCAGGCCAGAGGAATGTATGGGATGCAGGGAATACGCTGCTGGTGGCCCTGTATGCCGCAGTAGCTACCAGCATGAGGGAAGAGATCTACCGACAGGCTTCAGCAGTGGTGGATGAACGTACTACTGAAACCTGCCGGAATGTGAATGGTCAAACAGTAGCGCTTGATGAACCATTCACATTGTACGGATCGCCCCGGTTTGCAAACCGGATGATGAACCCTCCGTTCCACTGGAACTGCAGGACAACAGCGATCTTATTCAAACCAGAGCTTTAGTTTCGAGGCGTTGCTCGTAAAACACGAAGGAGGCGTATGTGTTCGTATTGAAACATCTGCTAAGGATGCTGCTGTTTTCTGGGCTGCTGTTCTTCGCAGAAGGGGATGGTGGTGGCTCAGATGGCGACAATGCCGGAGACGACAAGAAGCCACCACCTGCACCCGAACCAGGGAAAGATCCGGACAAGGGGCAAGACCCGGACAAGGGGCAAGACCCCGGCCCGGTGCCCTACGACCGCTTCAAACAGGTCAACGATCAGTATAAACAGACTCAAAAAGAGCTTGACGAGCTGAAGAAGTGGAAGAAGAAGCAAGAAGATAAAGCCCTAGAAGAGCAGGGCAAATGGAAAGAACTGGCTGAGACCAGGGAGCAGGAAAAGAGCGACCTACAAACGCAGCTATTGCGGCTGAATGTAGCTGTCAGGAAGGGTATACCATCCGACCTGGTTGATCGCCTCAAGGGTGACACTCAGGAAGAGATGGAGGCGGATGCAGATACCTTGCTGCAATTTATTAAAGGTAGTGGTGGCTCACCAGGCACACCACCGCCAGGCAGATCAGATGGTCAGCCACAGACTGTAGACCTCTCAAACATGAGTCCTGAAGAGGTCAGAAAGTGGGCTGACGACAACTTAGGGAAGCAGTCTTGACCGATTGCTCAATGTGTACCGAGGCGTTGCTCGTAAAACACGAAGTGCATGGAAACGTGACCTTTAACTTTTACGAAGGAGATAGCCAACTATGGCAAACATAACTACAACCGAAGCAGCCGATATTATTCCAACGGTGATTGCTGCTCGTGCCCTCGGTACGCTGAAAGCTAACACGGTAGCAGCTATGCTGTTCAACCGGGACTGGGATAACGAGGTTGCTGAACATGGTCAGGTCGTCAAGACGCACACACGCGGTGCTCTGTCGGTCAATGACAAGGCAGCTAATACAGTTGTCACATTGCAAACACCCTCAGTGACCGGGGTAAGCGTCACACTGAACAAGCACAAGGAAGTCAGTTTCCTCATTGAGGATATTGCAGCCGCGCTTGCCAAGCCTGAAATGCTGATGGGCTATATGCAGGATGGCATCATTGCCATTGCTGAACAGATCGACACTGACCTGCTGGCTTTGTATTCAGGGCTTTCCCAGTCCATCGATGCAACTGCTGGACTGGGTGAAGACGATTTCCGTGAGGCCCGCCGTGTACTGCATACAGCGAAAGTACCTCTACGGGGCCGCTTTGCAATCCTGCACGAAGATGCAGAGTTCGAGATGTTGAGCATTGAGCGTGTGGTCAACCGTGACTACGCGGAATCGCTCGGACAAGGGCAGGCCGGGGCATATACCGGGCGCTTTGCAGGCTTTGATACGTTCATGGATCAGATGGTGGCTGTGGCTACCAGTGAATGCAAGAACATCTTTGCTCACCGTGATGCGCTGGTACTTGCTACCCGCCCCATGCCACAGGCTCCCGCCGGATTAGGTGTCCGTCAGGAATCGATGTCTGAGGATGGTGTTGGTCTGCGTGTCACCCTGTCATACAACCCCGATCATCTGGGTTGGCAGGTGACCATTGACGTACTCTACGGTGTGGCTGAACTCCGTGATAATCACGGTGTGGTTGTTCGCACGACCGAGATCTAGGTCTCTCTGATAGTTAAGTAGATAGATAAAAACACGGGGAGTGGATGAACTGCTCCCCATAGATTAAGGAAGGTGAACAACATGGCATCAACTTATCAAAATGTACGTGACCTGGAAATTGACGCAGTCATTACCGTGGCAGCCGAAGATACCGACGTGGTTAACGTAGCTATTCAGCTTGTTGACCGCTTGAATGGTAATGAAATCGGTGAGAGAGTGAGCATCTTTGCTTATCTGTCTGATGATGCTAACGGTGACAGTATCGCTGCGACTGCCCCGGATGGAGGGGTTGCCATCGGCACTGATGGGCTGCTCATTCCAGATGTGACAAGTAAATCATTCAGATTAATCAGCGAGGCCGATGGTGACATCGACGTTGATGTGACCGAAAGCGGAACAGATACCTTCTACCTCATTCTTGTAATGCCAGATGGAAAACTGATCCCCAGCGGTGCGCTGACATTCGCTGCATAGGAAGGTAATTCATGACAACACCAAGATATTTCATCGTAAATAAAGCCGGGGCAGTACACGAGGTGACTCGTGAGAATGCCGTAGAGCAGCTTAAGAAACCGGGGTTCCGCATGGCAACCAAAGATGAGGTACAGAAGTATCTCGCGCAACGCATTCAGCGTGCTGATCGACCAATTGCTGAACCGTTTAAGCCAGAGCCGGAACCGGAAGCCATTGAGCCGGAGGCCGTTCCCGTTGAAGTGGGCGATAATGCCGATGGTAAGAAGGCTGCTGCGAAGAAGGCTGCTGCGAAGAAGGCAGACAATAAAGCCGATGGTAAGTCGGAAGAGAAAAACGAAGACACAAAGAAATAGGTGATTCGTGAGCGACAACAACTACCTGGTCAACGGCCGGTTTCTGCACGACCTAAACGGCTGGACGCCAACCAGCACTGCATATAACGCCGGAGATGGTGACGAGCACTACGGTATTGCCCTCATCGAGGATGGCGGCAACATCGAGCAGCCTTTCGGGGTGGTGCACGTGCGTACTTACGCGGTACATGTGGCAGTCAAGCCAGTGTCCGACCTGTCAGGGTCGGATGCCACGGTCGTGATCGAAGATGGCAGTGGAAATACTGTCATCACACAGAACCTGACCGGAACAGGTGGCTCATGGACTGAGAACGAATTCTCTATCGGCCTGGCACCCGGCACCACGTACACGCTGCGTATCACGAATAGCAGCGGCAACCAGCTAAAGATTGACGATGTCTGGTTGTGGTGGGTGCCAACAACCCGCGCTGCGATTGCAAGCCGGGTCCATGCAAAGCTGGGCAGGCTTGCTACCCAACGCAGCCTGAGCACGACTCCTGCCGGGAGCCTGACCGAAGGTGATTACACCTATGCTATTGACGCGGGTTTGCGCTCCATTGGGGCGGTTGACCCTGAAACGGCACTACCAGATGTACGCTTCCTGGATGAAGGCAGCGTAGCCATTGTTGACAGCTATGTTGAACGAGAAATGCTTGAACGGCTCCAGCGGGACTACGCGGTTGATGTGGATACCAGAGTCGGGGCCAGGCAGGAGAGCCTATCGCAGATCGCAAAGCGTATCGGTGAGATCACCGGCACAAGCGGCGATTCAGGCAGTGGTGCCGGCGAAGAGCGTCCCGTGATTGTACGGAAGTTGAGGCGTGAATAATGTCTTTCTCCGAACTGGCGGACATCACGATAGATATTGAACGCCAAGCCTATGCTGATGGGAAGTATGGCAG